CCAACACAAGAATATTCATTCATATTAGAGGCAACGAGATAATAAAATGCCTTTTACTAAGTTTACAAATCTAGATTTCGATCAAATCAAGACATCCATCAAGGATTATCTTCGTGCAAACTCTGATTTTACAGATTTTGACTTTGAAGGGTCAAATTTTTCTGCACTGATCGACACACTAGCGTATAATACCTATATTACATCATTCAATTCAAATATGATTGCCAATGAATCCTTTTTGGATTCTGCGACAATCAGACAAAATGTAGTTTCCCTTGCAGGAAACATTGGTTATGTTCCAAGATCAAAAACTGCATCAAAAACTGTAGTTTCCTTTAAAGTTAATTTAGATAATGATAATGATGATGATATTGCCACAGTAACATTAAATGCTGGAATTTTTTCAACAGGAAGTTCTAATAATACATCATTCGTATTTTCTACAATAGAAGATATACAAGGAAAGATTGAAATTGAAGGTGGCAATAAAGTTGCATATTTTGATAATATTACAATTTATCAAGGAACTTTACTTAAAAAAAGTTTTGTATATGATGGATCTTTAGATCAAAAATTTATTTTAAATAATTCTAGTATTGATGCAGCAACAATATCAGTTTACATTAGTGATTTTGAAAACCAAAAAGGATTCAGATATAGTCCTGTAGAAAATATTTCAAATATTACCAAAAACTCAAGAATATATTTTGTAAGAGAAATTCAGGATGAAAAATATGAATTAAGATTTGGTGATGGCATTTTTGGAAAAAAACTTGGTGATGATGCTGGTGCTGATGGAAAATATATTAATGTTGATTATTTGATTACTGATGGTAAGGAAGGAAATGGAGTACAATTATTTACTTTTGCAGGATCACTTAAAAATCAAAATGGTGTTGTTGTCACACCAATCGGCAATATTACTATAACTGGTGAAAAGATTAGTGATGGAGTTTATAATCCCATCGTTAAATCACAAAATGGTAATGATATTGAACATGTAGATTCTATCAGATATTTTGCTCCTCTTGCATATTCTGCACAAAATAGAGCAGTTACTCCAAGAGATTATGAGGCAATTATTAAAAGAATATATCCAGATGCAGAATCAATATCAATCGTTGGAGGAGAAGAATTAGATCCACCAGAATTTGGAAATGTAATTATTAGTATAAAACCAAGAGGTGGAACATTTGTAAGTGATTTTAATAAAAAACAAATATTAGCAAAACTTAGACAGTATTCTGTTTCTGGTATCAACCAAAGAATTATTGATCTCAAAATACTTTATGTCGAACTTGATTCATCAGTCTATTTTAATGAGTCTTTCGTTTCAACAGTTTCATCATTACAATCTGAAATTTTAAATCAACTTGTCGAATACTCCAGATCTACTAATTTTAATAAGTTTGGAGGTAGATTTAAGTATAGTAAATTACAAAGTGTTATTGATGAAGTTGATAGGCAAGCTATTACATCAAATATAACTAAAATTAAAATTAGAAGAGATTTGAAAGCATCTATTAATCAATTAGTACAATATGAATTATGTTATGGAAATGAGTTTCATGTCAATAAGAAAGGTCGTAATATAAAATCTACAGGATTTAAAGTTTTTGGTGAATCTTCAACTGTATATTTTACTGATATTCCAAATGAAGATGAAAAAACTGGAATACTTCAAATTGTTAAATTATCTGATAATAATAAAACAAAAATTGTAAAATCATCAGCTGGTAAAATTGATTATATTAAAGGTGAAATTATAGTTGATACATTAAATATAGTTTCTACAGATAAAAAAGATAATGTTATTGAGATTGAAGCAGTTCCAGAATCCAATGATGTTGTAGGTTTGAAAGATTTATTCTTATCTCTTGATGTTTCTAAAAGTAGAATAAATATGTTGAGAGATTTAATTTCTTCTGGTGATGAGATTTCTGGAGTGAAATTTATCGAAGATTCATTTACCTCAAGTTATTCAAACGGAAGTATAATAAGAAACTAATATGATACAAACAGGATTTGAAACCCGCATACAGGTACAAGATATTGTATCGAGTCAACTTCCAAATTTCATTTTAGATGAAAGTCCGAAGACAATAGATTTTCTGAAGCAATATTATATTTCTCAGGAATATCAAGGTGGTTCTATAGATTTATCTTCAAATTTAGATCAATATTTAAATTTAGATAATCTTACTCCAGAAGTTATAGTAGATAATACAGTAACTACTGATTCTGTAACTGAAAGTGATTCTGTAATTAATGTATCCAATACAAAAGGATTTCCTAAAGAATATGGATTATTAAAAATTGATAATGAAATAATTTCGTATACTGGTATAACAACTAATTCTTTTACTGGTTGTATTCGTGGATTTAGTGGTGTTACTTCTTATGGGACAAATTTTGATAAGGAAGAAATAGTTTTCTCAGAATCATCTTCAGAATCTCATAATCTAAATTCTTCTGTTAAAAATTTAAGTAGTTTATTTTTAAAAGAATTTTATAAAAAATTTAAAACAACTTTTGCTCCAGGATTAGAAAATAATGATTTTGTATCATCATTGAATGTTGGTACTTTTCTTAAGGAAATAAAATCTTTTTATCAAAGTAAAGGAACAAACGAATCCTTTAGAATATTATTTGAAATTTTGTACGGAGAAAGTCCGACCGTTATAAACTTAGAAGAAAAATTAATTAAACCATCCTTTGCAGAATATAGAAGAAGAGAAGTTGCTGTAGCGAAAGTTATTTCTGGAGAAGGATCTCTTCTTAAAGGTCAAGGTTTATTTAAAGAAAATTCAAATATTTCTGCATCAATTTCTGAAATATCTCCTTTTAGTATTGATGGTGAAATTTTCTTCAAATTATCCCTTTTTGTTGGATATGATGAGGATTCTGATATTAAAGGAAGATTTTTACCAACACCAAATTCTAAATGTACAGAGGATGTTCAAATTGGCGAATCAATTGTAAATGTCGATTCTACAATTGGATTTGAAAATAATGGAAAATTTAAAGTAGGATCTAATATAGTTTCATATACAGACAAAACTGTTAATCAATTTTTAAATTGTACTGGCATTACTAGTCCAATATCTCAAGGAGATTTAATTTACGATAATCAAATTTATTTTGGATATGAAAATGGGGATGTAACCAAAAAAGTTGAAATGGTATTTTTTACCACCATTAGCAATTTTGTTCAGAAAGGTACTGTAAATGTTAATGAAAGTGATCCAATCGGAATAAAAAATCTTGGTGATAAGGTAATTAATCCCACACAAAATAAATCCCCAAAACAAGTATTGGCAAATTCTTGGATTTACAATACTAATTCTTCTTATTTTATTGACAATTTTAATAATGGTAGACTTGAACTTCTTTCTCCTATTGAAAAATCAAGTTTAAAGATAGGTGACTTTGTTGAAATTGTTGAAAGAGATAGTGGTACAGTAATATTTCCAGACGGAATTAATACTCCTTATGTAAGTGTTAGCAAGAACGGATCAGACTTGCAAGGACAAACTACTGTAAACTTAGATGGTGGTTTTGATCAAAGCAAATTAGATAATAATTTAGATTATAATATTAGAAAAAAACTTAATAAAGCTAATATTGGATTAGATAATAACGTATCATTCAAATATGGAAATAGAAGTTTAATATCAGATATTCAAAATGTTTATTTTGATGACGAATTTGCTTATGTTGCATCAAATTCTTTACCTTCTGCAAAAACAAGAAATGCAAAAGAAAGAGGTAGAGAAGTTGCTTTTCCCCTTTCGGAAGACATCGATATTAAAATTAAAAAATTAGTAGTTGATCTTGATACCGGTACTGGAGGTATTTTAACATCTTTTGATGAATTAACACAAACTTTTGGGGCTATAAAAGTTACAGATGTAGATGGATCTCCATTTAAAACTGGTGATAAAATTTTCTATGAACCAAAAAATAATTCTTTAGTGGGATTAGAAACTGGAAATTATTTTGTTGAAACGATTAATGATAATATTAAATTATATGGATCTAGTTATCTTATAGGAACTAACAGTAATATATTTTTATCTGGTACAGGAACACATTCTTTTACGTTAGATTCTCAAAAATCTGGTGTGGTTGGACCACAAAAATTATTAAAAAAATTTCCAATTAATCAAAATTTAGTAGATGGACAAAATGAGGAAACTATTCCTGGAGGAGTAGGTTTATTAATAAATGGTGTTGAAATAACAAATTACAAATCTACAGATAAAGTATATTACGGACCATTAACAAAAATTAATGTTTTAAATGGTGGAGAAAATTTTGATGTTATTAGTCCACCAAAAATTGTTATAGAGTCTGGATTTGGACAAACTGCTCTTGCTCAACCAGTTGTTACTGGATCTGTAACGGATGTTCTTGTAGATTTTGATACGTATAATTTTAATATTTCTGAAGTAGTATCAGTAGGTATAAAAGGTGGAAATGGAACCGGTTGTTCTCTTAGACCATCTATTGCCAAATCTTTCAGGGAAGTTCAATTTGATGGTAGACCACAATCTTTAGGTGGTGGAATTAATACTACAACAAATGAAATATTTTTTGAAACACCTCATGGATTTACAAGTGGACAAGAAGTTGTTTATGATTCTAATTTTGGCAGTTTAATTGGTATTAATTCTGTTGGGACTAGTAATAATAGAACTTTGGTTGATAAATCAACGTACATTATTGATACACCAAACGTTCGTACTATAAAACTTTTTAGAAATAGAGATGATTTTGCTGCAAATACTAATGAAATTACTTTTACTGGATTACAAGGATCTGGTACTCAAAAAATAAAAGTAGGACCATTAGATGTATTAAAAGATATTGTTGTAATTGATGGTGGAAAAGGATATACAAATAAAAAATTAATTGTTAAGTCATCAGAAGTATCTACAAATTATAATTGGATAGAATCTGAAAATCATGGATTTAATGATGGAGAATTAATTGATTATTCTATTGCACCTGGTGATGGGGTATCATCGCCTACAGTTATATCCGGATTATCTACAGATAATAAATATCAAATTTTAAAAATTGATGATAATAAATTTAGAGTTTGTGATGCTGGTATTGATGGAAGTAGTGTTTCTAATTTTACAAGAAAAAATTATGTTAAGTTTGGATCTTCTGGAACAGGATATCAACAATTTAGTTATCCTGAAATTTTTGTAGATTTTAGATTTATTACTGCAGGAATAGGAGAAACAACTTTAACAGTAACTCCTGTGGTAAAAGGAAGTATTAGTTCTGTAGATTTATATGAAAGTGGAACTGGATATGGATCTTCTATTATTAATTATGAAAATGATCCAAAAGTTACTATTGAAAATGGAAAAGATGCCAGAGTTACTCCATCAATATCAAATGGTAGAATAAGATCTGTAAAAGTAGAATATGCAGGTGAAGAGTATTACTCAACTCCTGATATTATTGTTACAGATAAATCTAAATCCGGTTCCGGTGCTGTTTTAAGAGCTCTAATAAAAGATAATAAATTAGATTCTGTTAAAGTAATAAAATCTGGTATTGGATATTCATCAGCAGATACATTTTTATCTGTGATTTCCGCAGGATCCAATAGTGTTTTAGAATCTAAAGTAAGAAGTTTAACACTCGTAACTAATAAAATTTTTGATTCTGATAAACTTTTAGTAGATAATGATAATGATGAATTAAAATATTCTGTTTGCGGATATGATGTAGATTTATTTTCAGAATCTCGAAATAAATTATCAGGTATAATTGGTTGGGCATATGACGGCAATCCAATTTATGGTCCAATTGGATCAAAAAATCCAAATGTATTTTCTAATCCAAGAAGATTAATTTCTGGGTATAGAAAAGAT